CTTCCAACATTGCTACAAATACGAGCAATATTTCAACTAATACAACTAATATTTCAACCAATACAAGTAATATTGCAACAAATGTTACGGCTATTAGTAATAGAATTGAGAAGAATGTAGGAGCAACATATACAACAAACGCAATAACCGCAGTAACACAAGCTGAGTATGATGCTTTGACACCTGTGGCAACGACAATTTATTTTATCATCTAATATGAAATTAGGAGCAAACGATGTAAGTGGGGTTAAGATTGGAGAAACTGATGTAAACAAGGTTTATCTTGGAAGCAATTTAGTTTGGGAAAATGGAACTCCATTTATCACTTCGTGGAACACAGGCAATACAGGAGTAAGTAACTCAGACCAAGTTAAGCTACCAATAATAGACGGCTCAGTAGTTGACTTTAGTATTAATTGGGGAGATGGCAATGAAGAAACAATTACAGAAATTCCTGTTGGTGGAGTAACTCACACCTACGATTCTGAAGGAACTTACACTATTACAATGCTTGGAAGTTGTGAAGGTTGGACATTCCAAAATGGAGGTGACCAAAAAAAGATACTTGACGTTAGTCAATGGGGAACTTTGTTTGAGGCAATTACAAATGATGGTGCATTTAAGAATTGTACGAATATGGATATTTCGGCAACTGATGGTGTTAAGTTTACTACTTTTTACGAAATGTTTCATACACAAACATTAAGCACTGCAATGGTTGGAAATACAGGAATTGAATTGTTTGATGTTTCAGAATGCACAAGTTTTTACAGAGGATTTAGAGGTCGTAGTGGACTTGCTGATAGGGATTTTAGTTCGTGGGATACGTCAAGTGTAACAAATATGGAACAGATGTTTTATTTTTGTTATGCATTGCAAAATCCATCATTTAATAATTGGGATGTATCTAATGTAACTAACCTTGGTTATTTTATTGCAGGAGTATACAATGTAAGTCTTTTAAACACGCCTACTTTTTTAAATTGGGATACATCAAGTTGCACTACTTTTAACAGAATGTTTTACCGACAAAGGTTTTTTCAAGGAGATATTGACCATTTTAAGACAACTTTACTTACAACTTCAACTTCTTTTAGCAGTATGTTTGAACTCAACTTGAGTAACTTTAATCCTAACTTTGTGTATAACCCTGCGGTTGATTCCGATGTTTGGAACACATCTAATGCAACTCACTTTGTAAATACTTTTAGGGATTGTAGAGCAATGAACGGAGGGTTTCTTGAAACTTGGGATGTTTCAAGTGCAGTAAGTTTTCAAAATATGTTTTACTTTTGTCGTCAACTTACAGATGCAGATTTTAGCGGTTGGGATATTACAAGTTTAACAACTGCTCAAAATATGTTTTTATATGGCTCTCTTACAACTGCAATATACGATGCTTTATTAATCGGTTGGGCTGCGCAAAATGTAAATAGTAACGTATTGTTTCACGCAGGATTTACGACATATACATTAGGAGGAGAGGCAGAAGCTGCAAGGGATACATTAACTGACACCTACAATTGGACTATTACAGATAACGGAGGAGTATAAATAAAAAAACTATGGCAAAATCAATAATAAAACCAACCAACAAAACTTGGTACTTAGCAAGTTCAAGCGATAGGACTATAATCCATTGCGGATTCGTAGAGGAGAATCAAGTAGTAACAACAGGGCAACCAATTTTAGAAGAGTTTGCGACTGAGGAATTACTCAGAGCAAGAGTTGATTCTTTGAAAGGCGATGGATATTATCAAGATAATTTTTACATAGAAATATAATACATATGGAACAGTTTTTAGATTTGATAAACAAGCACGGATTTAGCACAGTAATAGTTGCAGCTTTGGCTTTTGGTTTTATTTTAAATTATAAAAAAATCACAGGGTGGATTGTAGCAACGATTCAGGCAGCGGCAATTGTAAGAAATCACGAAGCAACGATTCAAGAACTCAAGGAAGAAATTGCAGTTTTACGACAAAAGTTAGAGGAGTACAACGATATCTTAATGAAGCAAACAGAAACTATTGCAAGGTTGGAAGAAAGAATTGTATTGACTGCAAAGAAAAGAGTAAACAAAAGAAAGCAAAATGAAGATTAAAGAGTATTTTGACATCAAGGAATTAGTTGATGAAAATGTTTACAATCGTTATGGTGAAGGTGCTTGGAAATTCTTTGACGATAAACTGCTTGAATGTTTGGTTATCATTCGTGAGCATTTCGGCAATCCAATTACAATTAACAATTGGGCATTTGGAAGTACATTTAGCCAAAGAGGATTGCGGCACAATCAAAGTCCTATGGTAAAGAATAAAAAAAGCATCTATTTGTCTGCTCATATGATGGGGAAAGCATTTGATTTTAATATTGAAGGGGTAACACCAAATGATGTGAGAGAGTGGATTAAAACGCATCCTGATAAGTTTCCTTGTAAGGTAAGATTAGAACGCAATCTTAAAGGCAGTCCGATAAATTGGGTTCACTTAGACGTCTACCAAGATGCAAAGAATCCAAAGGTTTATTTATTTGATGTTTAACTATGGAAAAGAAATTTAAAAATACGAAACTTGGAAAATTTTTGGCAGATACTGCTCCTCATATACTTAGTGTCGCAGGTGATTTATTACCTGACGCAGGGGTTTTGGGAATGGTTAAAAATCTTATTGACAAAGACGAATCAATTAGTCCTGAAGATAAAAAAGTGGCTTTACAAAAAACTCAAGAAATGTATGACCTTGAAATAAAAGACAGAGATTCTGCACGAAGCAGAGAGGTTGAAGTAAAGAAAACAGGAAGCAAGGACATTATGATGATGCTGACAGGTATTGTTGGTTTAGTTTCTTTTCTATTTATTATATACGCAGTAGTTTACGAAGAAGGGGTTTTGCATAATGAACTCTTTGTACACCTTATGGGTATGGTTGAGGGGGTTGTAATATCCAACATCTTTGCATATTACTATGGTTCATCGGCAGAAAAATAAATTTGCGATTTTAAAATATTAGGATTAGCTTTGCTGAATCTTGTTCATAATTTATTATTTTTTTAGGAAAACCCTTGCAACCTTGTAGGGGTTTTTTTATGCTTAAATTTTTATTTTTTTGATTCATTTATTATTTGTATATTTGTCCAAAATATAAGATATGAAGATAAAAGATTTACAAGAAGGGGTTAACATTCACAAAGGATGTAACCTACCAAACTATGATGATAGCTATACAGTTGTATGGGAGTTGAACAGAAACGTCTTAACCAATTGGATTTCAAGGATGCGATTCACAGGCGAAGAAGAATGTTATTTAAGCGTAACATTAAACGAACAACGACAAGTTGTAATTCCTTCCATAGAACAATCAAGAAACAATTACATTAACGGCAAAGCAGAAATGTTGAGCAGTTGGAATACTAATAATTAATATAATAATTAATAAATAAACAAGATGAATACAGAAAAATTAATGAAATCCATAACCATTCAACAAAATGCGTTAAAGGTATTAAATTCTACTTTGTTAGATTCAGAATGGGTTGATGACGATAATTTAGAAATTTGGAAAAAATTAAATGCTTCAATTAAATCTCTTCAGGAAGCAAAAGTTATTATTCACGAAAACAAAAAAAAGTAAGATGAACCGAGAAAAATTAATTGAATTGTACAAGCACTACGAATTGACAAGTAGTGATATTTTTAAACATCAACACTTCACAATTATCACAAGAAGTGGAATTGATAAGATACAAGCAAAAGAGAAAATATTTGTAGACTACGAAGTCATAAATTGCGAGAAGAACTTTGCAGTAGTAAAAGCCAACGCATCAAAAGGTGATGTAAAAATTCAAACATTCGGTTCAGCATTAAAAGGCGATAACTTTAAAGATGGTAACACGAATAGTTGGTATGTTATGGAGATGGCAGAAAAGCGTTCAATGAGCAGAGCAGTTCTTAAATTGACAGGATTTTACGAGTTGGGGGTATTTGGCGAAGATGAAAGCGAAGATTTTAAACGCAAGTAATATGGAATCATTAATTAGAAATAGCAATCAAACCAAACAAGGTTTAGATTTTACAGGAGTTGAAAACGGAAAGATACACCCAACAGACATTGATGCTCTGTTGGAGTTTGATAACGAAGTTTTAATTCTTATGGAAGTTAAAAGAGTAGGTAATGAAATTCCAATAGGTCAACGATTAGCTTTAGAACGAATTTGTGATAGTTGGCATACTGATAAATGTGTTGTTTTGTTTGTAACGCATAATTTTAAAGATGATTCAAAGGATATACCATTAATTGAATGCAATGTTGAAAAGACATACTATAAAAAAAAATGGACAGATAACAAATCTTATTCTTTAAAAAGCGTTTTAAATAAAATTGGACAGTCTTGGAACGTAAAAAAATTGAAAATATAATGGCAAAAGAATATTATATCAGGTTTTCGGAGGAGGAGTATATGGATATTCCTCCTGCTTTCAGAACAAGGGCAACCTTCGTAGATAACGATTACGATAGCTATAAGGATGACGAAAGGTTTAAGAGCCTTTACAAAGCATATAAGAAGGCAAAGAAAGCATTGGAAGATTATAAATTTGATTTAAGAAATGGATGAAATCTTAGCAGAAATCTACGAGATAGTCGAGGCTTATCAGTCAGGGCAATATAAAGACCTGTATGAAGGGCATCGCAAGTTGTCTTGTAATATGTTATTTCTTGCTAAAGAGCAGGTAGAAGCCAACCAAAGGCACAACGCAGCATATTATAATAGCAAGGAGAAAACAAACGCAGGAAAAGAGCGTGAAGCTGACAAGTTAGTTCCTGAACTTTACCTGTGTCGCAAGATAATGGATGCCGCCAAAGGTGTATCAATTGCTATGTCAATTGAATTAAAAATGAATTGATACTTGTAATTGAAAAAGTATTTGTATATTTGAAAAAAATATAAAGTTATGACAGGACAAGAATTAAACAACCTACGATTGAAAGCTGAAATAATGCTTGATAAAGCAAACGAACTTATCAGGTTTTGCGATATGGTAGAAAGCCGCAAATCAGTATTAAGAAAGCACTTTAATTTGCTTGACGAAAAAAACATTGCAAAATATAACCACGCAATTAATAGAAAGCAGGTTTTGATAAATTCACTTAAAAGCGATTTGCAATGTATAAACTAAGTGGAGAGTATTACCGAATTTTTAATAGTATAAAATTTGCAGAAAGACCTTCACAGATTGATTCAATACTAAATTGGATTGACCTGTTTGAAAGGATTAGTACAAAAGACGAAGCTAAACGACTTAAAAAAATAGCATATAGTAAATTAATTATTTTAACCAATACATTTTAAAAATGGAAATCAAAGGAAGAATTACCAAGAAATTGGCAGTAGAAACAGGAATGTCTAAGGCAGGGAAGTCTTGGCAGAAACAATCGTTTGTTATTGACACAGGTGCAGAATACAATCCTGAAGTATGCTTTCAGGCATTTGGAGATAAGGCAGAGATGCTTAACAAGTTTGAAGAAGGGCAGGAAGTATCTGTGGCTTTTAACGTATCAAGTCGTGAATACAACGGTAAGTATTACCACAACATTGACGCTTGGAAGATTGAAGCCTTAGGCGAAAGACAACCGCAAGGCGAAAAGTTAGAAGCAGTAGATTTAGGAAGTAGTGCAAACGATGGATTACCTTTTTAAGTTATGGAAAAAAAAGAAGAACTAAACTATGTTATCAACTCAGTTATTCTTAGCCACGCTCTATCTGATTGCTTGTCAATTATGATTGAGCGAGGGTATTTCTTTCAAGACGTCAAAAAAGCAGCGAAGAGATACGAAGGTTTAATTGAAAAAAATAACAACCGAATCTTTTCCAATGTTGACGATGAAAGAATGAAAATGATTACTAAGGAGATTGACCAACATACTGAAATATTTAATGCTTTGAACAAAATGAGTTATAAGCAAAAGGAAGAACTTTTAAAATCGTTAAAATGATAGTTACATATCAAAGCAAAATGAATGATGACAACTACCTTATTGAGGAGGTTGAAAAGGAATACTTTCCGCAATACAAATTTGATGAGGTAATTCACGAATTAAACCACATTCATAAACACGAAGAAGAAGCAGGTAAGAAGATGCCATTTAAGCAATGCAGCATCTGCCACGAGAATAAAACTTTGCCTGAGTTCTTTAAATACTCAAAACCAACAAAGACTAAAATTTGTAAACTTTGTTTTAGGAAATCAAGTTATGGAATAGATTAGTATATTTGTGAAACAGTTGCAGTCGAAACATAGGCAACTATTAAGAAATTTAACAAGCCCTTATAATGAAAATAGCATCGACTCTATTGGATTTATAGGGGTTTTTATTTAAAAAATTATGGCACAAGACAAAAAAGGCTTTATTCTATACGCTGACCAAAAAGAGTTATTTGAGCAGCTACCTGATGCAAAAGCAGGAGAATTAATTAAGCACATATTTCAATATGTAAATGACGAGAACCCAATATCAGATGATTTAATAATCAATCTTGCATTTACACCAATCAAACAACAGTTAAAAAGGGATTTATTAAAGTTTGAAGAAGCAAAAAAACAAAGAAGCGAAGCAGGTAAGCGTTCAGCAGCTTTAAGAAAAGAGCAACGAACTTCAACGAATCCAACGAGCGTTGAATCTCGTTCAACGAAATCAACAGTAACAGTAAATGATACAGTAACTGATAAAGTAAAAGTAAAAGATACTGTTAAAGAAGAAGAAGATAATCGCCATCGCCAAATAAAAGAATTGTGTAATGATTATAAAAAAAATGACAGGGTAATTAACGCAGTTCTTAAAAATGGGCAACAGTTAGCATTTAGCAAAGAAGATTTAATTACAAAACTTGATGATTTTATTTTACATTTGGAATCCACAGGCGAAACGATTAAAACAAAAAAAGACTTTAATACTCATTTCTTAAATTGGCTGAGAGTTAAAAAGAAGAAAGGTTCAGAAAAAGGAACAAAGCCAACACCTGCTGAAAAGGTATTTGGGGATTATTACGAGGAAGCAAACACAATCGCAAAGCAATTAAATAACTTAACACTTGAAAAAAATGAGCAAGATAAAAGAATCACAGGATAAGGAATTAACTTTTTACATTTTAAAATCGGCAGTTCAAGTAGGTATTAACGGCACAATGGATGACCTTACAATGAACCTGCTTGTGGATTTTATAAAAAACTACTACGGCAATTTAGAGATTCAGCAATACTCAAAAGCGTTTGAACTATACGCAGCACAAAAATTAGACTATAAAGAAAAACCCTATAACAACTTTTCAACTGCGTTTGTTGGTCTTATTTTAAACAGTTACAAAGAATGGCTAAGGAAGGATAATTTAAAGCCAAAGGCATATATTCCTCCAACGCATCAATTAGGCAATGACCTTGACCCAATTGTTGAAATGGAAAAGGCTTTTAAGTTTATCCAAAGGGTTTACAAAGACGAAGGACAATTTCCAATCATTGCTAATTGGTCAGATGCGTTTTTATATGCTGAAGCTAACGGATTAATCAACCTTTCGGCAGAAGAAAAGCAGAAAATTAAGAAGGAAGTTGTTGAAGAAATCAAATTAAAGCAGGTTCAAAAGCGTTTGGAAACAGGAGTAAAAGGTTCAGTATCAGAATTTGATGATAAGAACGTAAAAGTTTTATGCAGAAAAAAATCATTAATGCGTTTATTTAGATAATATTTGTATATTTGTGTGGTCAATAAGACATAAAAATAATACAAGAACAACATGAAAAATTATTTAAATTCAGACCAATTAGATATCACAAAAACATATTACAAATTTGTTGATGTTGCAGTAAAATTAACCAATGGAAAGTCTTTATTTATGGAGTGCTTACCGCCAAGCAAAAAGCAAAGAAATACGGTCATATTTCAGATATTAGGAACAGAGGCTTTAGGATATAATGAAGAGGTTATAAGAACTAAATTTAGGATAAAAGATAAATGGTTATAATATAACCACTAAACACCATCAACTTGCATAGAGATATGCGAGTTTTTGATGGTAAAAAATAATACTTATGAAAAAAATCAGTACAGAAAGACTTCACGAAATGAAAGATTTATTTTGGAAGCACAACAAAGAAAACGCAAAAGGAGAAATTCAACTCCCTTTGTTTTTTAATGAATTATTAACAAGGTTAAAAAGATAGTTATGGATTATAAATTAATTACCAACATTTACGTTGACGGAATTGACTCTAATGATTACCCTGATTTTGTAGATGCATACATTTATTCGGCAGAATATGATGGTGTAGAAATGACAGAAGAGCAGCTTGATGAATTAAACGAAAATTCAGAATTTGTTCACGATTGTGTTTATAATCAACTTTATTAAGATGAATAAACAAGTAGCAATAGAATTAAAAAGTTTCACAGATGAAGTTTGTCAAAGGTATTCTAATAAAAATAGAGCCAACAATTTTAACAATGAAACTTTTGAAGTTCAAGAAATAATTCCGACAAGTGACCATACTGCAACAGTTATTTATGAAAAAAATACAGGGAAAAGAGCAGCTTTTTTCTTTTATTATATTCCTGCTTTTAAGAAATGGCATTACTTTGTACCAACAGATTCACACATAAATGGAATGACTGCCTTTGCAAATCAAAAGATTGAAGTTGAAAGACATAATTACAAGCATAATTTTTAATAGTATATTTGCAAAAATCCAATTATGAAAGTTCGCAAAAGACTCTACGATTCAGAAGCATTATCATTAGGTCTTAAATTAAATAAGAAGTTACCAAGTGAACTGCAATCTCGTTATTACTTAGAGGAAGAAGTTTATCAAGATATCCTTAGAAAAAGGATAGAGCCAAATCCACGAAAATTCGTCAATACTCAAAACAAAATTGACAAAAACGGAAACGTAATTTCATCGGTTGAAAAGCTGCAAAGCGAAGCAATAGACATTCCTGATAATTTTGAAGTGATTAAAATATCTACTTCCAAGACCACAGGTCAGCAATGGATACAGTACGCAGCAAAGCAGGAGAAGGAAGAAGTTAAAGACTTTGATTTTGAAGGTATAGTTAAGAAGCATATCAAAAGATTAGACAGGTTAGTTGTTCCAATAATAGATAAAGCAGCAGACTTTGATAGGCTCGTTATTTCTGACGTTCACATAGGGATGGAAACCAACAAGTATAATAATTCTATGTACGCAGTTAAATGGAACAAGGAAGAGGTTCTGAAGGACTGCACACGAATAGCTAAGGCAACCATAAAAGAAAGGCAAAGCAACTTCATAGTTGTTGACGATTATGGAGATTTAATGGATGGATTTGACGGAAAGACCACAAGGGGAGGTCACGAACTGCCACAGAATATGACCAACGAAGAAGCATTTGATACTGCGGTTGAATTTAAAATTAAGCTGATTGAACCTTTACTTACTCATTATAGCAAGATTGAGGTTAACAACATCTGCAATGACAACCATTCAGGAGCATTCGGATACTTTGTAAACAAGACAATGAAGGAAATCCTTGAGTTAAAGTATGACAACGTCAAGGTAACAAACCACAGGAAGTTCATCAATCACTATTTTATCGGCAATATTTGTTTTGTAATATCTCACGGAAAGGATGACAAGAGTTTAAAGTTTGGGTTTAAGCCACAGTTAAAACCTGATTCAATAGAGAAGATAGACCAATACTGCAAGAACAACAACATTTATAAAACTGCTGAACTTGTTATTTTCTGCAAAGGAGATTCGCACCAAGCACTATTTGATATGTGCAGCAGCGATGATTTCTATTACTTCAATTATCCTGCACTAAGTCCAAGTTCACAATGGGTGCAAAACAACTTTAAAAAAGGCAGGAGAGGTTTCTTCTTGGAATCTTACAAAGACTTAGACATTTATTTAAAACCAAAATTTATCAAATGAAAGACGATATTAAAACCTTTATACACTACTTAGATAAGCTGAAAACAAGGAAAGAAATTTATTTTAAGTACTTTGAAAGTCCTGTAATAGTAACAGTAAAAGACAAAGAAGATGGAATTGATTACCTTGAAAAATTTTACCATAAAGAAATGGAAAGGCTTGATAATTTTAAAGCAGATTTAGACAGGTTTAAGAATGAGGTGTAAGAACTGCAAAGAAGTATTTGAACCGAAATGGTTTAATTGGAAGTTTTGTGATAAAGACCTTTGCCATAATTTAGGGGTGAAGGAACTTGTAAAGAAAGAACGAGAAAAGAAAGCAAAGCAGGAACGGAAGGAAACAAAGAAGGCGAAGGAAGCACTATTGACCCATAGGGATTATCTAAAGCTATTTCAGACTGTATTCAATACCTACATTAGAGAAAGGGATAAAGACCTTCCTTGCATATCTTGTGGAAAGAATAACGAGAAACAATTTCACGCAGGGCATTATCGGTCAGTTGGCAGTTGTCCTGAATTAAGATTTAATGAATTAAACGTATGGAGGCAATGTGCAACTTGCAACACTTACCTTCACGGAAACCTAATTGAATACAGGAAAGAGTTGATTAACCGAATAGGAGTTGATAAGGTAGAATGGCTTGAAGGATACCAACCAAGCAATAAAATGCTCATACCTGAAATAAAAGAAAAGATTAAGGAATATAAAACAAAGATAAATAGTTTAAAATAGTATATTTGCACGATGGAAAAAGAAAAGAAAGCACAACCAAATGTTGTATTAACGATGCCTGAGGCTGAAAAGAAAATAGCAAGGCAACGAAGTATTGAAATATATGACGATTACCGAAGTCTATCAAAGTACATTCGTGACTTGATAGCTTATGACGCTAAACACAAAATTCTGTAAATTTGTATGATGGTAGATGCAGATGTTCTCTTTGATTTATATCTTGAAAACACCATCTACTTTTATAACGACAAAGACGAAGAAATAGGATGCTTAGTGATACTGCACATAACACAACAGAATTGAAAGAAGAAGATTCAGAATATACATTTATCTATTGGAATTAATGTGGATTTTAAACATAATAATAGTTTCAGCAATAATTGTTTTAATTGCTCTTGCAGGGATGGTAATTACTTTGTTGATAATTTACAATGCCTACGGAGGCAAACCTGATGACAAGTTAACTCAGGAGCAGATTGATGAAATTTTAAAAAGAACTTAGCGATGAACAAAACGGAACAACATAAAAAGGCAGTTATTGAAGCGTTAGAATCTTCGCTTGGAATCGTCACAACTGCCTGTAAAAAGGTCGGAGTAGGAAGAACTACATTTTACGGATGGCTAAAAGATGACGAAGATTTTGCTAAGCAGGTAAAGGATATTGAAAACGTAGCTTTGGACTTTGCGGAAACTCAATTGCATCAGCAGATAAAAGACAATGTTCCGACATCAACTATTTTCTACCTAAAAACCAAAGGAAAAAAAAGAGGTTACATTGAAAGAATGGAAACTGAAAACACAAACAAGAACCTTGATTTGTCAAACCTAACTGATGAAGAACTTGAGGAACGTCTAAAACAAGCTAAAAGGGTAACTGATGGCTAACCTTGAAGAAGTAATAATTGAGGAGGAAATTGCAAGGAGAAAAGCAAGGACTAACCTAAAAGATTACACAAGCTACACTACAACAGATTTTGAATGGCAGCCTTATCACAAAGCCTATTACGAAATTTTAGACAGGTTCGCAAAAGGCAAGATTAAGAAGCTGATGGTATCAATGCCTCCGCAACACGGAAAGTCTGAAGGTAGCACAAGGCGGTTGCCTTCTTTTATGTTTGGGCTAAATCCTAATTTAAGACTTGCAGTCACTTCATACAACGCAACCATTGCTCGTAAATTCAACCGAGATAACCAACGGATAATTGATACTCCTGAATACGCTGCTTTATTCCCTGAAACGAAACTAAACTCAAGCAATGTTGTAACAGTTGCAAGTTCATTTCTTAGGAACTCAGAAGAGTTTGAAATAGTTGGACACAAGGGAATGTTGAAGGCAGTTGGTAGAGGCGGAGCATTAACTTCTATAACTTTGGATTGCGTAATAATGGATGACCTTTATAAGGATTATCAGGAAGGTTCTTCTCCTGTAATTCGTGAATCAGCTTGGGATTGGTACACTTCGGTTGTCAAGACGAGGCTGCACAATAATAGTCAGCAGTTAATTGTTTTTACAAGGTGGCACGAGGAAGATGTAATTGGAAGGATTGAAGAAAACGAAAAGGTAAATGTAATCACTTCCTTAGATGACTTAGATTCATTTAACCCTAACGAATGGGTAAAGCTAAACTTTGAAGCTATTAAAACAAGCGAAAAGATGCCTATTGATGAAAGAGCAGTTGGGGAAGCGTTATGGGAAAATAGACATTCAATTAAAAAGCTAACTGAGGAACGCAGGATTGACCCAAACAA